AAAAGATATTGGTGCGGATATTAAGGTTCTGGATATGCCATTACTTGATACAACACAAACACAAGGGCTTACTGGTAAGTTTATAAGCGATTTAGTGCTACAAATATTAAGCTATGTTGCAGAAACCGAAAGACAAAATATTAAGCAAAGACAAGCTGAAGGAATTAAGATAGCAAAAGCAAGAGGAATAAAGTTCGGTAGACCTCGTAAAGAGCCAGAAGATTTAGACATTGCTTTTGAAAATGGCGAAATATCAAGAGGCACTTATTTTAGGCGAAAAAAGGAGAGAAATGATGAGAGCAGACAAACTGTTTGAAAATCTAGGTTACAAGATGTATGAATGGCAGGGATACGGTTGCACTTATTACAAACCTAAACGAAGAATACACATACTTTATGAAGAACCTCATGGAACTGTTGAAACAGAAAATGGATTTGTAAATCCAACAAAAGCTGAACGTGATGCAATTAAACTTAAAATAAAAGAACTCAAAGAGAGTGTAAAAAAGGAGGACTAATGCAAATCATAATCCCCTTATTATGTAGAAGTAAAAAGAATAGTGAAGAAATAATAGTAAATCCAAAGACAAACAAACCAATGATAATACAATCAAAATACTACCGACAATTTGAAAAAGATTGTGGCTATTTCTTAAAAAGATATGCAAAGCATATAGACTATCCAATAAACCTAAAATGCACGTTTATAGTGCCAAATAAACGCAAGAGAGATTTAACAAATTTAGAAAATTCCATAGCTGATATCCTGATTAAATATGGAGTTATAGAAGATGATAATAGCGAAATAGTAGCAGGATGGGATGGAAGCAGAGTTATATACGAGAAAGGCAAAGAAGAAACAATAATAGAAATTGAAAGAATAGAGGAGAAAACATGAAATACAAAGGATTAGTAAAACTTATGGATAATATAAAAAAAATAATGGCTGAGAAAAATATGGCACAAAAAGAACTATCAATTAGAACAGGTATATCTCATGTAACTATAAGTTGTTATATGAATTGTCATAGCTCGCCTAAGTTAGAATCTATTGCAGCAATAGCAATAGCATTAGGAGTAGATGTAAAAGAACTATTTACAGGAATAAAAACTGAGGAGATGATTTAATGACTAATGCAGAAAAATATTTAAAGGTAAGCATTAAAGAATTTATTGAAGCGATAGTAGGTACGGAAACAGATATAGGTGGGCTTTATTCTTTAGAAAAATGGCTGTATAAAAAAGCAAAGCCTACACTAACAGAAGATGAAAGAGTTATATTGAAGAATTTGCATTATGAAAAAGGGGCTTATGAATATGAAAGAATAGGAAGAACAAGAAAAGACAGTGAGGGTTATAGTGACTTATATTTAATTGAAAAAGACTTAACTATAACTAATTTTAATGAATATATACACCTATTTCAATTCATAAAAGAACGGAGAAGAATACGAAATAAAGGAGTTATTAGATGAATAATATAAAAGATTATTTAGAACAACACCACGAAGAACAAATGTTGAAAAAAGCACCAAGAGATATAAAAAACGAAGAAAGAATTATTCTTGAAAATATAAAAGCACAGTATAGGTATATAGGGAGAACAAGATATAGGGAGTTATATGTTTCAAGAGATAGAAAACCAATAGAAAGCCATTATCATTTTTGTGTGCTACCATTTTATACAAGAGTTTTCGGCTTTATACAGAACGGAGAAGAATATAGTATAGAGGAGCTGTTAAATAATGCCAAGTGATTTTATAAAGCCAAAAGAACACCTAGAAAGATGTTTGAATGAATTATTAACCCATAAAATAATTCGGTAAATGGTTGTACAACCGATTATTTAAAAAAATATATAAAGACGAAATTAAAGCCATGCATAAGAGATAGCAGAACTTTTGAAAGGAGAATAAAAATGGATTGGCAAGGCTTACGAGAAGATTTTAAGCAGAAGCATAAAGAACGAGTTGCAAAAACACCTCAAAGAATTGAATACACAAAACAAGAGTTTAAAAAACATAGCATAAATGCAGAGCTTAAAAACGAACAAACAGGACAATTCAATATTAAGGCAGGAACGCATATAATAACTTACTATTGCAGTACAGGTAAAATACTTGTAGATAATAAACCTTACGAACAAAGAGGAATAAAATATGCAGTATATAAAGCTAAAAAGCTAGAACGGAGAAGAATATAGTATAGAGGAGTTGTTAAAAGATGACTAATGCAGAAATACAAGTAGGAGAATATGTTAGAACACAAAGTAGTGGCTTTATAGGCAAAGTAGAAAACATAAATGAATTTAGAGAGCCAGAGTGTAAATATGCTATTGATACAGGCACTAGGGACTTATGGTTTATAGGAGAAGAAATAATAAAGTCGCACAGTTCAAACATAATAGACCTAATAGAAGCAGGCGACTATGTGAACGGAAATAAAGTAGTTGATGTTGGCGGAGCTTGGAAAGATAATTTGGAAACTATTACGATAATAGAAGTTGAAAATATAGGAGAGATAGTTAATAGTGCAGATATAAAAACTATCGTAACAAAAGAACAATTTGAAGCTATGGAATATAAGGTAGGTGGAGAAGATGAGCAAATGTAGTAAAAAATGTAATAAACTTTGCGAAAAAATACAAAGCATAAGTGGACTAGATGATAGTTACATATATGGTAAGTTGGCACAATTAGAATATTGTGTTGATAATATAGTAAATGCAATAAATATTTATGCAAATGAAAGCTCATTAAATGGTGTTAGCAATAATGTAAGGAAGTGGTTTGAAGATGACTAATGCAGAACAAAATTTTAGAAGATTTGTTACAAAGATATTTACAGGAAAAGATGTGCCTATATTAACAGAAACCGAAGAAATTATATTAAAAAATATAAAGGGATATACAACAATTATAAGAAATGCAGAGAACAATATTCAAGTCGAAAATGAAGATGGCTCTTTTGCCTGTTTATGTGCTTTTAATCATTTGTTTCAATTTATAAAACTTGGTGAAAAATATGAAATTAAGGAGTTGTTAGGAAATGACTAATGCAGAAAAATACTTGAAAGATGGAGTAGATATAAAAGAGTTTGCGGAGAAATTAGATTATGAAGGAATGAAACAAGCAGATTATAATACTGATACTGAAATAATAGAATGGTTAAAGGCAACTTATAAAGAATTAACAGTTGATGAGCAATTGACAATACACGAACGCATAGATGATATGGTAGCTAGTGCAATTGAGTTTAAATATAACGAAAAAGAAAAGGCGATGCTACAAGAAATAATCAAAGAACAGCAAAAACAAATTGAAGAATTAAAATGTGATTTGAAATGGGAGATGAAGCATAATGACCAATGCAGAAAAATATTTAAAAGATGGAGTAAATATAGATGAATTAACTTTTAAATTTGATGATTGGCATTTTAAAAATTCAGATGTTATAGGGTATGGAGAAGCATTGTTTAGGTTCTTACAGGCAGAAGTACAACCAACACTAACAGAAGATGAAAGAGTTATATTGAGGAATATAAAAAATAATAAAGCAATAGGAAGAGATGAAGATAATTGTTTATATTTTGGCTCAAAAGGAGATGGAAGGTTTTTCATAAATAGTACATTTGGGCATTTATTCCAATTCATAAAAGAACGGAGAAGAATACTCTATTAAAGAATTGTTAGGAGATGAGTAGATGGAAAAAACATTTAGAGTTAACGTGTCGGTATGGAAACCTGACAAAATATGTTCGATAGATGATAAAATGATAAGCCACAATGAATATGATGTTAGTGGAGAAAAAATTGGAGATTTTATGGAAGAATTAACCTTGCTTTGTGAAACGTACAAAATCGAGAAGAATATAGTATAGAGGAGTTGTTAGAAAATGACTAATGCAGAAGATACATTTGAAAGAGATAAAAAGTTTTACGAGTTAGGCATAGAACATAACAAAGTATTAATAAGAACAATGATAGAGTGTTTGGAAATAGGCGGAGATGTGATGTTATCAAAAGAGCAGGTTATAAAAATATTAAAGGAGTTATTAAATGACTAATGAAGAACTAAATATATTGATTAATCAACTTCTGGAGGATGAATAATGTATAGACTATATATTAACGGAGTATACGCAGGAGAATTTGAAACAATAGGTGCTATTAGTGCCTATTTGATTAGAAATGATGTAGACCAAACATTAAATAGTGTAGAGATAAGGAGAAAAAGTACTTATGATTAGAACTTATGCAAATACCAAAGCAGAGCTTAATATTGCAGAAGAACGATTACATCTACTGATGGATAGAAAAGATGAACTGTACACTAAATACTTTCCTATAACAAGTAGATTAAGCGAAACTGCTGTACATTCAAATAAAATTAACGATTCTATGGCATCCTATGTCGCAGAGCTTACTAAGATTAATAGTGTTACAGGAATGAGCCTAGACCAGGAAATAGAAGAAGCAAGAAACAAAGTAGGCAAACTTAACTATTATCTTACACGTATGAAGATGAACCTAGAGCAAACAACAGGAATTGAAAACGAACTATTTACATGGATTATAGTTAAAGGCTATAAACCTACACGAGCAGTTGAGTTTGTAGCAGAAAAATACAAAAAAGAGCCTGGAACTATATGGAAATACCATTATCCAAAAATTAAAAAAGAAATTTTAAAATGTATAGTGAATGTATAGTAAATAATGTAGTACAACTATAATTGATACAATTATATGAATAATGTTTTTTCTTGATTTTGATTATTCATTTTGTTGCATCCTTTCTTAACCGCACTTGCCAGGTTAGAGCTTTCCTGGCAAGCCTATATATAGCGAAGTATAGTATGTCCTTACCTGCAAGCATAAGGAACGTAGGTGCAAATCCTACCTTCGCTACCATTGGAATAATTCTCTCATAATTATTCCTCCTTAAAGTTTTTTCATATATAGATCCTAGAAAAGACTAGCTTACACCTCAAGCTAGTCTTTTCCATGAGGTACAGAAGATGAAACATGAAGAAATTAATTATTGTATGCGAAGAAAATGTAAAAGTTGCAAAATTAGAGCAACTTGTGAGCATTTTAACAAGATTATGCAGCATAGTCTTATGTATAGACCATTTGAGAATCTAAAGGCTGTTATGCAAGAAAAAAGAAAAAGGAAGTAAATATGAATAAAAAATATGATTTAACTGGAAAAAAGTTTGAAAGATTAACCGTTCTTAAAAGAGTAGAAAACTCAAAAAGCGGACAAACCAGATGGCTTTGCAAATGCGAATGTGGAAATGAAACTATTGTATGGGGAAATCATTTAAGAAGTGGGCATACTAGAAGTTGCGGCTGTATTAATAAAGAAGTTTGTGCAAATTTACCACATAAACCAAAACATGGACTACATGGCACAAGGCTATATAGAATATGGAATGGAATAAAAAATAGGACCAATATAAACCAAATCAAAAACAATGCTTACAAGAATTATAGTGGTAGAGGAATAAACATTTGCAAAGAATGGAACGAATTTATATCTTTTTACAACTGGGCAATAAAAAATGGTTACGAAGATAATTTGACAATAGACAGAATAGATGTAAATGGAAATTATGAGCCTAATAATTGTAGATGGGTAACAATGAAAGAGCAACAAAACAACAAAAGAGATAATGTACGAATAGATTATATGGGCGAATGCCATACTTTAAGTGAATGGGAAGAAAGACTTGGCATGAATAGAGGATTATTGAGAAACCGACTATATAGAGGTTGGAGTATAGAAAGGGCATTAAATTATGGCAGATACTAGAATCCCCCGTTTGATACACTACGTGTGGTTGCGGAAAAGGCAAAAAAAGTGAATTAATAGAGAATTGTATAGCAAGCTGGAGAAAATATCTTCCTGATTATGAGATAAAAGAATGGAACGAGGACAATTTTAATATAGACTACAACACTTTCACAAGACAAAGCTATGATGCTAAGAAATATGCTTTTACAAGTGATGTAATAAGGCTATATGCACTATATACAGAAGGTGGAATATATTTAGATACTGATGTAGAAGTTATGAAGCCTTTAGATGAGTTTTTAAGCGAGCCTGCATTTACAGGATTCGAGCAACCTTATTATCCAGTTTGTGCAACAATGGGTGCAGAAAAAGGCAATCCATTAATTAATGAGTTCTTAGACTATTACAATGACAAAGAGTTCAAAGTTGAAGAAGATTGGACTAAATATACAACTAATACAGTAATAATGAGTGATATTTTAGAAAAACATGGTATAGACCGCAGCAAAAATGAGATTCAAAGAATAAAAGATATAACAATATATCCTAAAGAATACTTTTTAGACAAAGATGGGTACACAATCCATTGGATGCAGGGCAGTTGGCGGTTAACATAGTTTAATATGGGAGTTGGGGAGGCTAAATGCAGAAAAAGATAATAGTATGGCACAACTGGTTATGTGATATAGGCGGAGTAGAAACATTTTTGTATAATTGGTGCGTAAATCTTAGAGATTATTACGATATTTTAGTTCTTTGTACAGGTGGCGACTACAAACAAATTGCTAGACTTAAACAATATGTTAAGTTGGAGATTTTAGAAAAAGACAAAGAATACAATGCTGATATAGTTATTCGCAACTCTGTATGGAGTTCAAAGCTACCTGAAAACATTAAAGCACCACGAATTATAGAAATGAAGCATGCTAATTACATCTACCTTAGAGATTCTGGAAGATTAAAAGACCAATACATAGAAGATGACCGAGTAACAGAACATCTAGCTTGTGGCGAGTTCGTAGCAAAGATGTATAAAGAATACTCAGGAAAGAAAATACCATACATTAAAAACATCTTAGCACCTAAGAAAAAGGTAGAGAAGATATACAGGTTCTTATCTACTTCAAGAGTATATGATAAAGACAAAGGCTGGAACGAGATATTACAATTCTGCCAAAAGATGAAAGAAGCAAAGATTAAGTTTGAATTTATTATATTCTCAAAGCTACCAGAAATGATAGAGCAAAAAGACATACCATTTAAAGAGATTCATGTATATGAACCTAGATTAGATGTGCTTGATTATGTTGCAGATGCAGACTATGTTGTACTATTTACTAAAAGTGAAGGACTACCATATAGCATCCAGGAAGCATTACAATACAACACACCATGCATAGTTAGTGATGTAGGTGGCTGCACAGAGCTTATAGAAGATGGTATAAATGGATATGTTGTTAAAGATATGGATAGTTTTGATATAGAGAAGATAAAAAAGATTCCAAAGCTAAAACAATATAAAGGAACTACTGCAGAAGAATGGTGCGAGTATTTAGGAAATCCTGAATACATCAAGAAACCTTTATACGAGTATGGAAAAGTAAAAATAATAGCAATTGATGATTATTTTGATACACAAGCCAATATGCAAATACATAGAGGAGATGTATACGAAGTAACCGAAGATAGAGCAGAGCAAATTATTAAAGGCGATTATGCCAAAATATTTATGGAGTGATATGGATATTACACCAGAAGAAAAACAAAAGCTAAATAAATACTTAATGCGTGCTTATGACAACTTGTCAAGAGTAGAACACATGCTAAAGAAAGGAAGCGATAGTGATGGCGAAAGGACACGAAAACCTAATCCCCTTAAACAAACGTTCAAAGGAAGCTCAAAGGGAGATACAAGAGCTAGGCAGACAAGCAAACAAGCTAAAAATACAACAAAGAAAAACACTAGCAGAAGAATTACTAGCCTTGCTATCAGTAGGCGACACACAAAAAAACATGACACTAGCACAAGTAGAAAAAGCATTAAAGGGCGACACAAAAGCTTACGAAGTTATACGAGATACAATTGGAGAAAAACCGACAGACAAACTTGAAACTAAAGGCGAACAAAAGATTATTGTTGAACTACAAGGAGATGTTGCTGAGTGGGGACAATAAAGCTTGCTATTGAAAGACCATATCCAAAGCAAATAGAGTTTTTTAAATCAAAGGCACGTTATACCGCTTATGGTGGTGCTAGAGGCGGAGGCAAGAGCTGGGCTGCTAGAATGAAAGCAGTTTTATTATGCTTTAATTATCCAGGAATACAAATACTACTACTTAGAAGAACACTAAAAGACCTAAGAGACAACCACGTTATACCGCTTCAAAAACTACTTAGAACAGAAAGCGATACTAAGTTTGCTACATATAAAGTACAGGAAAAAGAGTTTTTATTTGCAAACGGAAGCAGACTAGTGCTTGGATATTGCGATAATGAATCAGATGTATTGCAATATCAAGGACAAGCTTATGATGTAATATTTATGGAAGAAGCAACACAGTTTACAGAGTTCATGTTCCAAACCTTAACAGAGAGCAATAGAAGTAGTGGACTTTGTAAAGTAAAGTTTAGCCCTAGAATGTATTTAACGTGTAATCCTGGTGGTGTAGGACACATGTGGTTCAAAAGACTATTCATAGACCGCAACTACATCAATAAGGAAAGACCTGAAGATTATGTATTCATACAATCGCTTGTATACGAGAACAAATACTTAATGGAAAATGATGCTGATTATGTACGAGTGCTTGAGAACCTACCAGAAGATAGAAGAAAAGCCATGCTATATGGCGATTGGGATATCTTTGAAGGGCAATACTTCAATGAGTTTTCACGTGAAATACATGTTATTGATCCATTTAGTATTCCAGAGCATTGGAAACGATATGCAGCATTTGACTATGGCTTAGATATGTTTGCTTGCTTATGGATAGCAAGAGATACAGAAGGTAAGGCTTACATATATAGAGAGATACACGAGCCAAACAAGATAATAAGTGAAGCAGCACAACTATTTAAAGAGAACACAACCGAGAAACTAGAGTATGTATACGCACCAAGAGATTTATGGAATAGAAGGCAAGAAACAGGAAAGAGTGTAGCGGACATCTTCTACGAGAATGGCATAGACCTAACAAGGACATCAGTAGACAGAGTAGATGGATGGCTTGCTACAAAGGAATGGCTAAAGGTATTTCAAACAAGAGATGAAGAAACAGGACAAGAGAAAAAAGATAGCAACTTAAAGATATTCAGGAATTGCATAAACTTAATAAAGAATCTACCTCAAGTGCAAATAGATGAGAAAAACCCTAGTGATGTAGCTACCGAGCCACACTATTTAACTCATATTTGTGATGCCTTGAGGTATTTTTGCGTGAACTTTACAAATCCAGCAGAAGAACCAAAGAGCAAGGAAGAAGAATACAAAGAGCAAAAAGCATACAGAGATATGCAAAACTATATAAATTATGGAGTGGGATAAAATGAAAGATATTGTTTTAATAGTACTTCTAATGTACCTAATCTTTAGAGATGTAGTAAGGGATGATATTACAAGCCTATTCATGAAGAAGGAAGAAAAGCAAGAGGACAAGCGATACAAGGAATTTAAAAAAGAGTTCAACAGCATGATGGACTATTCAATAGAAGATGCCATAAAAAGTAAGCGAGGTGGATTAGATGGAAAATAAGTTATGGGATAAGTACGAGAACGGAATTAAATACAACAGTAGCTTTAGACCGAACAAAAACTACTACGAGAGTATTAAGGTATGGAATGACTTTTATAATGGCGACCAATGGCTAGGACTAGAGGGCGACCAGAAGTTACCGCATCCTACATTTAATATCATAAAAAGAATCATAGAGTTTTTAGTTGCTTCACTTACAAGCTCTAACATAGCAGTAAACATAGAACCTTTAGAGAATACAGTTGCAGATGGGAACGAGCCTATAAGTGAGTTCTTAAATGCTGAAATAAAGAACGTATTTGAGAAAAACAACTTTGAATACAAGGTAAAAGAGATTCTAACGAGTGGTGCGATAACAGGCGATTTGTGTTTTCATACAATATTTAATCCATTAAAGCGAGCATACAGAGGACAAGACATACTTGGGGAAATAGAGATAGAGATAATAGATGCAACTAATGTAATGTTTGGAAACCCTAACATAAAAGATGTAGAAAAACAACCTTACATTATTATTGTAGGAAGGGATTTAGTCAAGAACTTACAAAAAGAAGCAAAAGGCAAGAAAATTGAAGAAGATAAAGACACTCAATATCAAACAAGTGATTATGCAGAAGTAGAGATAGAGGGCGATGATGAAGGTAAAGCATTATACATTTACTACTATTACAAAAAGAATGACAAGGTATTCTGCTCAAAGTGTACAAAAGATGTAATGATATTCCAGGATGTAGACATGAACACTACAAGATATCCAGTAGCTTTTGATAACTTTTACAGACAAAACGGTACATATCATGGCAGAGGAGTAGTAGAGAGTGTATGCCCTAACCAAATATCAATTAATAAGCTATTTGCTATGGCGATATATCATCAAATGATGACTGCATTTCCACCGCTTCTAATAGATAAAGACATGGTAGATTCAATCAATAATGAAGTAGGAAGTGTAATAGAACTAAAAGGCTTAAAAGTAAGTGGCAGAAGTTTTAGTGATGTAGCAGGCTACTTAACACCTGCACAAATGAGTGAATGGATCATAAAGATAATAGACTTGTGCTTCCAATACACAAAAGAGTGCTTAGGAGTAAGTGATGCATCACTAGGACAAATTAATCCAACAAACACAAGTGCGATTATAGCAGTACAAAAGAGTACCGCAGTACCACTAGCAAATATAAAAGACAACTTGTATAGCTTAGTAGAGCAAGAAGTGTTGATTTTAATAGACATGATGGCAAATAAATATGGCACAAGGCCAGTAGTAATGGATGATGGAGAAGGACATAGACAGCTAGTAAGTTTTGATTTTACTGCACTACAAAACATGGACTTAAAGACATCTGTTGATGTAGGCGAAACATCATACTGGAGTGAGATATCTACACTACAAACATTAGATAACTTACTAGCAGCAGAGAGAATAGACTTTTTACAATACTTAGAGAGAGTACCAAACGAGATTATACCTCGTAAGGCTGAACTAATTTCTGCATTAAAAGAACAAATGGAGATGCAACAAGCTACACAACAAGCACAACCTGTAAATAATGATGCTCAATATGAACAGATGGCACAATTTATGGATAACTTACCAATGGAACAACAAGCACAAATAAGAAGCATGCCACCAGAACAACAAGAGAACTATTTATTAAACCTAATGCAACAATAGTATATAGAAGAACACTTTAAATCCTGGAAAATCTAGGATATTGGAGTGTTCTTTTTATATAAATAAACCGCCAACCATAGCGGAAAGGAGAGATTACATGGAAGATGAAGATATCATCATGCCAGATGAGGAAGTAAGTATACCAACTGAAACCGAAGAAAGCACAGGCGAGGTAAACCAACCAGAGCCAACACAAGAAGAACCAGAGAACGAGGACAAAAAAGTACTTGACTACTTAAATAGTAAAGGACTTATCAAATTCAATGGCGAGAACGTAGAGATAAAAGACCTAAACGATTTAGTAACAAATTATCAAAAGGGATTAAACTACGAAAGATTAACACAAAAAGAAAATACTGTGATGGACTATATCAAAGGTAAAGCAAGCCAGATGAATATTAGCCCTGAGGAGTATATCAATCGTGTAAAAGAATACGAAAAGAAAAAAGAGCAAGAAGAAGCGGAGAAAAATATTCAAGACCTAGTAAATAGGGGTTACGATGAAGAAATCGCAAGAAGATTAATCAAAGCAGAACTTGCACAAAAAGAATACGAAAAAGAAAAAGCGGAATACCAAAAACGTATAGCCGAAGATGAACAAAAGAGAAAAGAGGATGAGGAATATTTGGCATTTATAGATTCTCATCCAGAGCTAGTACCTTCTGACATACCAGCAGAGGTATTTGAAGCAGCAAAAGAAATGGGAATAAATGCAGCTTACAACCAATATGAAAATAAAGTTTTAAAAGAAAAAATAAAACAACTGGAACAAGCACAAAAGAACGCAGCAAGCTCTCCAGTTGGATTAACAAGTGATGGTAGTTCAACAGAGCAAATGAGTAAAGATGCGTTTTTAGAGGGCTTTGATTCAGTTGAATAACGAAAGGACTGAAGAAAAATGGGATTAAACGTAGCACAAAAATACGAAAAAAAAGTTGATGAAAGATTCAAACTTAAAGAATTAACAGGTTCAGGATTGAACACAGACTATAACTGGACAGATGCTGGAGTTATTAAAGTATACAACATCAACACAGTTAGTTTAAATGATTACACAAAGAGCGGAAGCAACAGATATGGCTCTCCAAGTGAACTAGAAGATACAGTTGCTTCATACGAGCCTACAAATGATAAAGCATTCACATTTACTATTGATGAATACTACAATAAAAGTCAAATGGGTGCAAAAGCAGCAGGAAAAGCACTAGCAAGAGAAATTGATGAAGTTATCGTACCTGCAAAAGATACACAAAGATTAAAAGTATGGGCTGACACAGCTTATGCAAACTCTCAAGTAGTATATGATACATTATCAAGCTCAAATGCTTACACAATGTTCTTAAATGCTCAAGAGAAACTAGATGATGAAAAAGTACCAAGAACAAATAGAATTTTCTATTGTACACCAGCTTACTTTAAAAACATCAAACTAGATAACAACTTTATCCTAGCTTCAAATATTGCTATGGAAAAGAGAATTAACGGACAAGTAGGCGAGATTGATGGAGTAAAAGTAGTAATGTGTCCATCTTCATACTTCAAGACAAACTTATACGGAATTATTGTATACACACCATCTACAATATCTCCAGCTAAGTTAACAGAGTATAAGATTCATGACAACCCTCCAGGAATCAATGGTAAATTAGTAGAGGGAAGAATTTTATTTGATACATTCGTATTAAATGCAAAGAAAAAAGGAGTAGTAGCAATTCAAAAGACAGCTTCTATATAGAATTAACGAGGGCGGAGAAATCTGCCCTCCTTCCTTATATGAAAGGAGATTAAAATAAAATGACATGTAAAGAGATATACGATATAACAATGGCTCTAATGGATGAAATGATAGACAATCCAACAGTAGAGAGTACACCAAATCCTGATTATCCATCTACACCAGACTACCAAGCCAGAACACCTGGAATACTTACTATTCTACAAACACAAGTTGTAATGTACTTCAAATCAAGAGGAATTGATATAGATACACTACCTAGACTTGAGGACATGTCAGACAATGTAGACTTAGAAGATGATATATGTATGGGAGTTCTACCTTATGGACTTGCAGCACGATTATTAGGACAAGAAGATACACAGATGTCATCTTATTTTAGTCAACTTTACAATAGCGGACTATCAAGTGCTGCTGAGAGTGCGGATGGTAAAATCAAAGGCAAACAAGTGCCAGGTAACAATATCTATGGGCTTATGAGAGCAGGTGATTAGATATGGCATACATGATAACAGATGGTAGACCAACAATAACTACTATAAATAACTTCTTAGGCTTGAACATGAATGAAACAGGCGAAACACAACTAAAGCTAGGCGAGGCTTCTGCTATGCAGAACTTTAGAATTACAAAAGACTACAAGCTAGAGAAGATGTACGGATATAAAAAGCTATATGATTTACAAGAGCAGGTACGAGCATTATGGATTGGAAAGCTAGGAGAAACCGAAGTAAATGTATATGTAGCAGGCGGCACAGTTTATGATGGAGAAACAGAGCTAGGAACGATAACGGATGATGACACAACAATATTTGAGTTCAACAAAAAGCTATACATTATAAACGGACATGAATACAAATACTGGGATGGTACAACCTTTGGAGATGTTGAAGGATATGTACCGCTTCTAAAAGTTGCAACAACACCAGAAGGAGTGGGAACGGACTTAGAACCGATTAATTTGTTAAGCGAGTACAGAGAAGTAAGTTTTAGTGCTGATGGAACTGCAACAGTATATCATTTACCAGAAACAGGAATATCAAACGTAACTGCAAAAGTAAATGGTACAACAACAAGTGTAACAGTACAAAGTAGTGCAGGAACTGTTACTTTTAGTTCTGCACCAGCACAAGGAACAGACAATGTAGTAGTAAGGTATAAAAAAGATAACGTAGAAACAAGCCTAAAAGAGAATATAACAAAAAACAAGTATGCTCAAACCTATGGACTTGCAGATGATACAAGAGTGTTCTTATACGGTAATGCCGATGCAAAGAACAGAGTGTACTTTAGTGATTTAGGAAACGGAGTGCCAGATGTAACGTACTTTCCAGCAACGAACTTTATAGATGTAGGAAGTTCTAACATGGCTGTAACGGATATATCAAGGCAATATGATAGATTGATTATTTCTAAAGAGAGTGAAGCATACTACACAACTTATGATTCAATAACGGATACAACAGGGCAAGCAATAATTACATTTCCAACATATCCATTAAACAAGGCACATGGCATGCTTGCAAAAGGGCAAGGGCAACTACTAGACAACTATGTAACAACAATAGATGCTTCTGGAATAATTCAATGGATCAATACACAATCAAAAGATGAGAGAAACGCAAACATAATCTCTGGTAGGGTAAGCGAATGGCTACAAGATAGAGATTTAAGTAAAGCGATAACAATGGACTACCAGGAAGAAAAAGAGTACTGGTTAGCGATAGACAATGAAGTGCTTGTATACAACTATGCAAATAGCACATTTTTTATATTCAATTTTCCTGATAATGTAAGAGCCTTAACAACATACGAAAACACGATATACATGGGAACTGATACATCAGTAATGAAGTTTGAAAATAGGCTAACAACATATAATTCACAACCTATAAAAGCGGAATGGCAAGGCGGATTTTATGATTTTGAATACGAGTACCGCAGAAAAACAATGCGTATTTTATGGATAACACTAAAACCGCAGGAAAAGACTTATATGTCGGTCAATTATATAACTGATAGAAATGCTGGAACTAATAGCAAGGAAATTTCAAGTCAAACATTTTCTTACGAGTATTGGAACTATGGAGATTTTACATATAACTCTAACGTAAGTGTTAAACCATTTAGAGTAAAACTAAAGGCAAAGAAATTTGCATTTTTAAAACTAATTATAAAGAATGACAAGATTGACTATAAGCTAATTGTAGATTCAATATCAATACAAAAAGCTTATGGCGGATTTGTTAAGTAGGAGGTAGAAATGGGATTTACAAGGTCAGAAACAAATGTAGATGTACATAAAAATATGCCTGATTATCCAACAAATGAAGGCTACACAACCGAGCAACTAAAGACTGCTTTTGATTCTTCAGCAGTAGGCTTAAAAGCAGATTTAAACGGATTAATGACAGAACTAGAATCAACTGATGCAGCAACAGATATAGGTGCTTCTCCATTAACTGCAGGCGACACAACAGATGCAAACGTACAAGCAAAGCTAGAAAAATTACAAGAAGAACTACAAAATGTTGCACTAGGCGATATACCAGATGGAACAATTACAACATCAAAGCTAGATGATACACTTGCTGCACTAATAGCATTAAAAGATGGAACAGAACAGGCAAATCTAAACGCAGATAAACTAGATGGATTCCATTTAATTCAAATTTTAAGCATAATCAATGGAAAAGGGCATGTAAAAGGAAGTTTTACAGTTGATTATACAAATAATCCTGATGGAAATTACACCTTAGATTTAAACTTTAATCCATCATTTGTGATATTCATAAGAGAAAATGCAAGTTATGCAAATGTAATGGGATTTCCAATGTTTGGAATAGTAATAGGAAACGCAAATAACACACAGTATAAATGCTTATATTATGATGCAGGTGCATCTTCACATATAAAATCAAACGAGCCAACAGCAACAGGAGAAGGAATTGTATTAAAAGGATTTACAACAAAGTCTGGCGACACAACATATACTCATAACATGCGATATGTCGCATTTAGGTAGGAGGTGGAATAGATGACAGAATCACAAGCACTTAAAAGTATAGCAAGCAAATCAGGTGCTATAAAAAAGGCTATTCAAAAAGCAACTTCAAGCCCAACTTCATTAAACAAAGCAGTAACAACAGTAAAAAAAGCTGCATACTCAAATAAAAATAGCAAACCTAAAACAACAACTACTACTGAAGGTATTAATCCAGATTATGCACAAGATGAGAACGGAAAATGGTACATCAAAAGCACAGGCGAGCCTTTAGGAACAGGTGGAACAAATGCAGAATGGCACGAAGTACAAGGAATAGTACACTCAAAGAGTGAAAATGGTGGAACTGGTGGAACATCAACAAACTATGGAACATATAAGTCTGATTTAGATAGACTAACAAAAGCACAAAGACAAGCACAAGTAGACCAATTAAAAGCAGCAAGGACAAAAGCACTAGCAAATCTAGATGCACAAGAACAACAGATTAAACCAATGTACCAAAATGCAAGGAACTTAACATCCGCTTCTTCACAACAAGGTGCTAGAAACTTTGCTGAATACCTTGCAAATAGAGGACTAACAAATAGCGGTGCATCTGCACAAGGCGAGATTAATAGATTATCTACATTACAAAACAATTTAGGCAATATAAATACACAAGAAGCAAACGCATATAGAGATATAGCAAATCAACGTACTGCGATTGAAAATGATTATGTTGCAGGACTAGCAAATGCAAATAATTCTCTAACAAACAACTATTATAATAACTTGCTAAACTATAACGAGCAGCAAAGACAATATGTACAAGGCTTACAAAACCAAGCATTAGGGCAATATGCAAATGATTATCAAGCACAAATAGACAACTTACTAGCACAAGGCTATTCTCCAAATAGTATGGAAGTATTACAACTACAAGCACTAAGAGGCAATAAATCAAATAACTTATACAACTCAGGACTAGCAAACGCACAAGCCAACATACTAGCAGGAAACATTAATTATAACAATGCAGCAGCTTTAGGCATGACAGTACCACAAGCACAAGCATACTATAATGACTATGTAGCGCAACAACAAGCACAAGCACAAGCACAACAAGATGCATTACAAAGAGAGATAGCACAACAACAATTTAAGAACGAGCTAGACTACTACAACTACTTACTAAATCAACAAAAAGTTGCAAACGATACAGCACAAACACAATACAACGTAAATAAACCTTATTACAAACCAACAACACCAAAGACACCAACACCTAAAACAACAACACTAACAACAGAATTAAATAACATAAACAAGCTTGTAGCAGGAATGTCAACAGAAGAAAAAAGAAGAACGATTGACACCCTATACAATGCAGGAGAAATAAGCGATGCAGCTTTTGATTACTACCAATAAAATAGGAGGTGCAAAATGACAAAAGCAGAAGAAAGAAGATTGCTTTTACAACAACAAGCACAACCTCAAGGTTCATTAAGTAAAGCAGACCAAAGAAGATTAGAACTACAAAAAGCACAACAGCCAGTAGTACAACAACCAGTAGTGCAACAACCTGCACAAACGCAACCAGTAGTACAAAAACCTACACAACAGCAAGTAGTAAAACCAGTACAACAACAACCTGTACAGCCAAAGGTTGATGAAAAAGAAGCAATGAAAGCATTGCTAGAGAACTATGCAAAAGAAAATAAAAAGCTTCCAAGTGATGCAAAAGAACTAAAAGCAATAGCCGAAGCAAACGGATTGTATAGTGGCGAAAACAAGTACCAAATAGACAAGCTGCAAGCAACACAAACAAGTAGCCCTGTTGTACAAAAGAAAATTGCAACATCAAGTAAAGGCGAACTAAAGATAGATGCAGGTAAGGCTTATGACAAGAGCTATGGAAAACAAGAAGCAATAAACGAAGCTAAAAATTTAGACTTCTCTAAAGGTACAAATGCAGATAAATATGCAGAATACAAGGAAAAATTACAAGAAGCAAAACAAGACAATGATACAAGAAACATTACAAAGTACTCAAATCTAGTAAACATATACAAAAACGAGTACAAAAACAATG